CTCTTCCACAGACTCAAATTGATCATATAGTCCTCCAAAACGACAACGATTAGGATCATAAACATGACGTTCTAAAAGATCATGAATAGAAGGAAAACTAGTCAACATCTCTTTCTCAGTTATATTCACTCTTCTCATCATCTTGTTTATATAAGGAGCATTTTTCTCATCCTTTAAAAAATCCGCTAGCATGAGTCGCATGGAAACTACAGGAGTTCGTTCCAAAACTAAAGAATAAAACCGATGAGCATAAAAATACGCCACCGGATTAGTACCCATAGTATCCATGGCTTGACCTATTGCAGAGAAAACCCAATTAACCACATCAGAATCTTTCTCTTTAGTACATAAATTCACCATTGTTTCTGACACAGGCTTAAATGGAAGAACTGGGGCTAAATGCTTTGAAAAAGGATTTTTTATAAAATAACGCTTTAAAAATTTTGGACCTTTTTTTGTCAAAACTCCTGAATGAAGATCCACTTCCGAGAGAAAATAATCAAACTCTTTCAATTCTCTCAGCTTCATACGAGCCACTCTAGCTAAAAAGAGAGAAAAAGTACGCGCACTTATAATCTCTCTTAAAAGAGTAACAGAACAACACAAATGATCATCTCCATATACCCCTGCTCTTATAAATCCGTTATCAACTAATTTCCATATAAGGCCAGCAACAGAAGGATTATTAATAGCCGCATCTACAATAAAACAATAAAAAAGTATAGCCATAATCCAACTATCACCATGGGACGTCTCTTTTCCTCCAGAATACATAACTCCTCGCATGAAACGCCAATATGAACCTAAATGAAGAACCACCTTATGACTAATGTGATACATCAATGTTTTTATTAGATGTTTAAGAGCATTTTTAGCTTTTTTATCATAAACATCCCAGTTATAATATCGCGCGCCTGACGAAACATAGAGCATAAGCAAGTAATCATGGATATGCTTGTCTAATTTTTCTATATCTCCAGTAAACCAAAAAATACCTGGTATATCATAATTCATAAACTTAGCGAACTCATACGCTCCACCATACCAATACTTCATACCAACTCTAATTACGTTACCTCTCTCGATCTTCATACGATCACGAAAGAGAAGATCAGACAAGAAAATCATAGGAAGAGAGGGTATAAAAAACTCTCTCATCTTAAGCGCTAATTTCTCTAAAGTTTCCTCATCTAAATCCTCCAACTCCTTCCGCCACTCTTGCTTCGCTCTAATAACTTCTATATCTATAAAGGGAATAGGTTTCCCAGAAAAAACACTCATTATCCACTTATGAAAGTATCTCAAACAACACTCAATTAAATAAAGTTTCTTTCCCGAGCTACGCATAACAAAGACATTCCCTTCATCATCCTCTCTAGTACCAGTAGGAGCTGAAAAAATGCCTCCACCTGTGCCTATTTTTACAAACTTTAACATCTTACGTGGCGAGTATTCTAAAGTTAATGTGCCTACATACTGCTCGCAATCCAACGCCTTAAGGAGCATACGCAAAGCAGGAGTACAAAGTTTCCTAAATGCATGGAAACCCTCTCCTCTATACGCAGTATCATTATTAAACTCAGACATCAACTTTACTCTTTTCTCTGCAGTCATATCATTAGTAGAAAACACTACTCGATGATGAGGAACACCCAAGTAAGAACCATTTATAGGATTCATTCTATTTGAATACTTCTCATATATAATCTCCTCCCAATTCAATATCTTAACGCACATATCTGCAAGAGTACCTTTTTTCGGAATAGCTCTCATCCCGGTAACTTGAAAAAGATATTCCCAAGATATAGTGCTAACTATATCCCTTAAAGGAAGAGAAGGTTTGACACTAGTACTTGGATAAGGATTGGTGTGATCTGTCATACCTCTGATATTTATATTCGACTCGCTTGTAAAAAATTTCATATAAAACTGTTCAAGCATTTCTTTATTATATTTAGAGCGCTTAGCAACTTGAACTCCATCCATGTAATATTTTGCAACTAATTCAGCATGAACACTGGCTGCTAGCTCTATTTTAGACCTATATTGACGAGTACATCGTATTATAGGATCAACTACTGGATCAGAAAACGTGTATGAAAGGCCACATTCTGTAGAATCATGATCTGGACAACTTATAGCGACTACTCTAGAGCGTTGGCTATACTTTTGATTCCTATACATTAAAAAATCAGTTACTGGAAAACGTGGAAGTTTAATTTTTAAAAACAAATGATCTAATAATGAAAACTCTATTTTAAAAGTAACGTACGATGTACG